GGAGGTCAACGAAGTTCTCACGGCCGCGGCCGACGTCGAGGCGCTCGTCGCCGCCGGCGGCTGGTGCGCGCCATCCGAGATCTCGTACGACTTCTACAACATCGTCTGTGAAGACGGGATGATCGACCTTCCTACGGTCGGCATCAACCGCGGTGGCATGCGCTGGCCGACGTCCGCGTCGTACGGCGACATCGTGAACAACTTCTGGACGTGGAACGAGACGCAGGACGTCGCCGCCGTGACGGGCACCGGCCAATCCGGGACGAAGGTCTGCTACCGCGTGCCGTGCCCAAGCTTCAACGAGGAGCGACTCCGCTGCGACGGCTTCTGCCTCACGGTGGGCAACCTCATGTCGGACGCGTTCCCAGAGCTCATCGCGAACCACACCCGCCTTCTGTTCGCCGGTCACGCGCACCGGATGAACACGCTGCGGATCCAGGCGCTGCTGAACGCGGCCTGCACGATCGAGGTCACGGGTCACGGCGTCGCCGGCGCGGGTGTCGTCGCACCGGTCCTCAGCTCGCTTGAGCTGTCCGCCATTGACATGCGTGAGAAGTACCGCATGTGCGAGGACGCGGTGCTCGAGGTCGTGCTTCCGCGCTGGCTGCGCGGAGCGATGCGAGCGGATCTGCGACGCCGCACGGGGATCGATCTGCTCGAGGTCGCCGACGCACGACTGATGAACATGCTCGACCTGCTCAACATCCGGGTGCAGTGGGTCACCGACTGGCAGATCGGAACCACTGGACTTCCGGGTGGTACCACACCGGTTGTGACGTGGCCGACGTCCGTGCAGTTCATGATGTGGCCCGCCGGTACGTTCGTCCTCGGTCGCGGACTCCAGCTCAACCTCGGAGTCATCCGCGACTCGGTCCTCAACGCCACGAACGACTTCACGGCGGAGTGGATGGAGGAGTGCTGGCTTCTCGCGTGCGTCGGCCACGAGGCACGCACGGGCACAATCGCGATCTGCGCCGACGGCACGACCGGTGCCGCCGACCTCACCGCCTGCCAGTAACGTCCACCCGGTGAGTATCGGCGATGATGGGAGAGGGGTGAGGTCGTGACAAGTGGGGCGTACCTCCCGATCACCTTTGACGACTTCACCCCTCGTCCCCATGGGTTGCTCTTCGTTGCCACTCCGGTGACACCGGGAAGTGACCACTGGCAGGCCGGCGTCACTTGGGAGCCACTCTGCGTCTCCGGCTCGACGACCTTCATGCCGTGCGTCTCTGGTGGGGACGTCACCCCACTCGCGAAGAGCGCGACGCACGACGAGACGCACCAGGGCGCACGACCGTTCACGGTCATCACCGAGTTCGACTGCGCGCCCATCGGGACGTGGGCGAACGCCGAGCCGACGGCGCTGCAGACTCTGACACGCGCCGAGCAGGGTCTCATTGAGCGAGCCTTCTGGACCGGGAACGCGGGTGGGCAGCATATCGTCTACCCGAACCTCACCACGGTGGGTCCGCTCTTCGACTCGGAGATCCTCCTGCAGCCGGCCGGCACGTACGTGTCGGGCGTCGCGCTGGACGTCGTCGAAGGACTGGGTAAGCTGGAGAACGCGCTCGCTCAGTGCTGGGACGGCGTTGGTGTGATTCACGTGCCGACCATTCTCGCGCCTGCGATGTGCGCGCAGTATCTCATCTATGAAGAGGGTGGAAAGCTCTACACGAAGGCCGGGAACCTCGTCTCGATCGGCGCGGGGTATCCGTGGGACATCGGTCCAAACGGCGCGGTGGCACCCGCTGGAACCGGGTGGCTCATGGCGACTGGGCCCGTCTTCATCATTCGTGGTACTCCTCGTGTCTTGGATAAGCGTGGTTCCCTCGATCGCGGGGTGAACACGCTGAAGATCATATCGGAGCGAACCGTGCTCCTTGGCTACAGCTGCTGCCACGCAGGCGTGCTCGTCACGCTGGGCGGTGAACCCGCGGGCACTCCGTCCGCATAAGGAGAGTCCATGTCGAACGACTTGAGTGCGGTACCCATCAAGGGTCGCGTCGCACGGTTCATCCAACTCGACGTGTGCGGCAACCCCATCAGCGGTACGTCAGACGAGTGCCAGATCATCACCAAGGGATTCATCTCCATCACCGTGGAACCGCAGTACGAGGACGGCGAGCAGCATCGTCAGCGACTGGCGGACGGGTCGCTCTGCGTGAATGATGACGATCCCGACGACTTCACGATGGTCACTCTGACGATCTCGCTCTGTGGCGTCTGCCCGTCGATCGCGAAGGTCGTCGCGAACGCTCGTCTTCTTCAGGATGCGGGCGCGGTGACCGGCACGGGCGCCGCATACGGTGAGGGTCAGAACACGAAGCACTTCTCACTCGAGGTGTGGCAGAGCGTCACAGGGCGCGGCGCATGCGATGCCAGTGGCGCACAGCGGTACGTCTACTGGGCCTTCGCGAACCTGCACAGCGGGCGCGTCGGAACGATGACGATCGAGAACGCCGGGCTGACGATGGAGCTCACGGTGAAGTCGGACGCGGCCGGCGGGTTGTGGGGCAACGGCCCCGGCACGCTGGGCCCGTGGTTCACGGGTGCGTTCGCGGACGGTGAGCACTACCTCTGGAACATCACCACGACCGCACCGCCGACCATTCCGCCGAACTGCGGCTGCAACCCGATCACGTAACCGGAGGCGCGCATGACCGCACTTAGTGCCGAGCCGTGCGCGCCCTGGGAACCCATTTGGTGTGAGCCACTGCCGCTGTCCACCGCTGCGATCTCGGGCGACGCGATCGACTGGGCCACACACATTCTGTGGGCGAAGTCAGGGCGCCAGTTCGACGAGTGTCAGATCACGTGGCGGCCGTGTCGTCAGGATTGCTGGGGCAACGCTTGGCCGTTCGATCGGATCGAGTCGCGCTACCCACACCCTTACAACTACGCTGGTCAGTGGTTCAACCTCGGCTGCGGCGGATGCCCAGGCACGTGCTCCTGCACCGTCCTTCACAGCGTCGCACTGCCGATGCCCGTGGCGAGCATCGTTGAGATCAAGGTGGACGGCGAGGTCCTCGTCTCCGGCTCGTACGTCGTCTACGAGCACCGCACACTCCTGCGAGTCGACGGTGAGCCGTGGCCGCTGTGCAACGACCTCAATCTCGCGGACACCGAGGTGGGCACGTGGTCCGTGACGGCGACGGTCGGGACGGCGGTACCCTCGCTGGGTCGAATGGCCGTCGGTGAGCTCGCGCGTGAACTTGCGCTGGCGTGTGTTGGAGACGGAACGTGTCGTCTCCCCAGCGCGGTTCAGTCCATCGTGCGCCAGGGCGTCAGTATGACCTTCCTCGACCCGAACGTCGTCTTCGCCGACGGGAAGATCGGTCTCTTCCGCACCGACCTCTTCCTGAGCACGGTGAATCCCAGTGGCATCGCTCAGCGGGCGGTAGCCTACGATGTGGACGGTCCACGGCCTCGGAGGCAGACGTGGCCACCCTGACGCCACACGAGGTCGCGGAGGCGATCCTCGCCTGCGCGGCCGACGTCGTCACGGACGTCAATCGTATCTGCGTCGTGCCGGGTGAGATCGCCTGGGACGAGTGTGAGTGCGGTCAGCTCGTCATCTCCGAGGTCGACACGTTCCCGTCGAGTGACTTTCCGCTCGATGAGGTGAACAGAACGGCGGAGTGTGGGGAGCCGTGGCACGTCGTTCAGTACACCCTGTCGCTGACGAAGTGCGTGCCGGTGCCGGACTCTAACGGTAACGCGCCAACGTGCGCTCAGCTCGCCGCTGCGGCCGCTATACTCTCCCAGGACAAGCGCTCTGTCAGGCGCGCCGTCTTCTGTTGCCTGCAAGCGCTGTACGATGAGATGGATTCGAACAATCCGCAGATCGAGGCGTTCCAGCTTGGACACTCCGTGACGATCGGACCGGAGGGTCAGTGCGCCGGTCACGAGCTGACCATCTGGGTCGGGTGGACGAACGACTGCGGGTGCTGACGTGGCGACCGCACGTGTGCGCCACATTCAAGACAAGGCAGCACTTCGCGCGATGCTGCGGTCTCGCGACGGCGCGGTGGCAAAGGATCTCTTCCGACGTGGGAAGAAGGTCGAGGCGCAAGCCAAGCGAAACCTGCAGCGGCCGCCTAAGCGCGTCGACACGGGTCACCTTCGTTCGAGCATTCACACCACACTTCTCACCGTTGGTGGGTTGCCCGCTGTGGAGGTCGGCACGAATGTCTTCTACGCGATCTACGTGCATGAGGGCACGGGTGTCTACGGTCCACGTGGCCAACCCATCCGGCCCATCAACGCGAGGTTCCTGTCATGGAAGAGTAAGAAGGGGAAGCGCATCTTCGCTAAGCAAGTGCTTGGCATGAAGCCCAACCCATTCCTCCGTGACGCGATGATCGCGGCGAAGGATTAGAGGAGTGTCGATATGACCGCCGGGCAGACTAGGATGGCTCCATGACAGACGCCACCGAAGTCGTTCGGTTCAAGGACTTCTCTGTGTCACCCGAGCCCATCGTCTTCAAGATGGAGGGCGATGAGTTTCACTGTCTACCCGACATCCCACTCGACCTGCTTATCGAGCTGGCAGAGTTTGCGACGGTCGGTGAGCAGCAGGGACGTGGTGCCCAGATCGAGAAGATGAAGGAGTTCTTCGACGGGATCCTCGATGAGGACTCCGCGGGACGACTTCGGGAGCGGATGCGGAAGGGTGCCGCCCAGCCCATCGGTAAGCGTCTGCTCATTGACGTGATGCCGTGGCTCATGGAGGTGTACGGGCTCCGCCCTACCCAGCAGTCGTCCGAATCTGCAGATGGATCCGACGACACAGGTATCAGTTCGACGGATGGTGTCTCGCCCGAGGAGTAGACGTACTCGCGCTGAAGCCGGCTCGTGTCCTCAACGTCGCGATGCACCTGATGATCGAACAGCAGACGGATGAGAAGATTGCAACGAGGCTTCACGACCAGCTGACCGGACGATTCCGCACGCTGGGACCGCCCATCCCACAGGAGGATGTTGACGCACCCGACTGGTGGAAGGGTGACGAGGAGGCGTACGAGTCGACGATGGCCGTGGCGCGACAACTTTCACAGCGCCGGGCGAGACGGAGGTAAGCGATGCCGCGAAAGATCGACACCGCGGTCGTCGAGTACTTACCTGACTTCAGCGCGTTCAGTCGCACGGCGGATCGAGAGCTCACGCGCGCGTTCGCGCGCGTGGAACGCATCGCGGAGGAGTCGGCCGAGGAGGTCGAGGAGTCGTTCCGCGAGGCGACGACCGTCGTTGGGAACTCGTTCGACAACGTCGCACTCGAGGCGCGTGAGTCGTTCTCCACCGTGGAGCGCGTCGCGGGCGAGGCCGCAAACGAGATGAGCAGCGACTTCCGTCGTGAGGGAGAGCAGGCGGAACGCGCGCTGGACGAGATCGGCGACCGGGCCCAGCGTGAGATGGCACAGGTCACTGCGGCGACGTCCGTTGCAGCGAGCAACGTCGGCCGGAGCTTCAACAAGGCGGGACTCGCCGCGAGTGCCGCGTTCCTCGGCATCGGTGCGGCGGCGACCGCGGGACTCGGCGCACTTACGTTCATGGGACTGAAGAGTGCCGCCGAGCTGGAGCAGCTTAAGATCGGATTCAATGCGCTGACGGGAAGTGCGGAGAAGGGTCTCGCTGTCTTCACGGAGTTGCAGGCATTCGCGGCGAAGACGCCCTTTGAGTTCCCAGAGGTGGCGAACGCGGCGAAGCGGTTCCTCGCGTTCAACGACGCCATCGGAATGACGGACGACCAGCTCCTCGGGTTCCTCACGACGATCGGTGACGTGACGTCCGTCGTAGGCACGGGCGCGGAGGGCATGAACCGCATCGCCTTCGCGCTGGGTCAGATCGCCTCGAAGGGTAAGCTCTCGCTGGAGGAGTTGAACCAGATCAGTGAGGCGGTGCCCGGCTTCTCCGCGGTCGCGGCCATCGCGAACGCGACGGGTATGACGACCGCCGAAGTGATGGAGCAAATCTCCGCCGGCGCGATCAACGCGCAGGTCGGCATCGCCGCACTTCTCAAGGGGATGCAGCAGTTCCCGGGCGCGGCGGGAGCGATGGAGATGCAGTCACAGACGCTTCTCGGCGTCTTCTCCACCTTCAAAGACGTCTTCGGTCAGACACTCGCCGCATCGTTCGAGCCTGCCATCCCCGCCATCAAGCAGTCACTAAAGGACCTCACGCCGGTCATCGGCGAGGCGATCGGTGACATCGCGCCACAACTTGGGCAGCTGCTCGCTGGCGTG